TGCCAAGAAAACGAACAACAAATTTTTGATTTTATTAAAAATAGTGATTCAGATTTTTGCGTTGGGCACTTTGAATTAAATGGATTCTATTATTATCGCGGGTTAAAATCCCATGGTTTAGAAACTAATTTTTTGGAGAAATACAAATATGTTTATAGCGGGCACTTCCATACAATTAGCAGTAATTCTAATGTATTGTATTTGGGAACTCCTTATACAATCACCTCCGGTGATGCTAATGATCAAAGAGGTATTTGGATCTTTAATACCAAACGGTATTCAGATGTCCAACACCACGCACAATTTATAAGTAATCCAGAAACTTATCATTATAAATTATTTTTATCTGATACATCTAAGATTGATCTTAATGATATTCAGCAATATCAAAATAAAAGTGTTGTTGTTATGGTCCAAGATTATTCAGACAAAAAAGAACTTGATAAGATCTTAACTAAATTCGAAGAAGTATGTTCATCTTTCAAATATCAGATTACTTATGAAGCATTAGAATCTTCTGAAGAAATTGCAGATAATTTTGAAGATACTCAAAAAACGATGGATTTAGTGAAAGAAGAAATTTATAAATTAGATGAGCCAGAAGAACAAAAAGAATTATTATTAACTCTGTTTAATCAGTTATACACCGAGGCATTACATCAATGATTGTTTTCAAAAAATTAAAAGTTAAGAATTTTTTATCATTTGGAAATAATGATACTGAAATTGATCTTGAAAATTATAAATTGAATTTAGTAACTGGTTCAAATGGTGCTGGTAAAAGTTCTTTATTAGTTGAAGGTTTAACATACGCATTATTTGGTCAGCCATTTCGTGATATTAAGAAAGGCCAACTAATTAATTTTATTAATGACAAGAATTCTGTGGTTGAATTAGAATTTTCTATTAGCTCAGATGAGTATAAAATTATTCGCGGTCAAAAGCCTAATATTTTACAATTGTTTAAAAATGATGAATTAATTCCAGAATCAGCATCTGTTAAAGATTTCCAGGAATACATTCAGTCAGAAGTATTAAGAATGAGTTTAGCTTCATTCAAACAGCTTGTAGTGCTTGGTACAGCAAATTTTATTCCGTTTATGCAGTTATCATCGGCTAATAGAAGAAAGCTTGTAGATGACCTTCTAGATGTTTCTATCTTTACTAAAATGGATCAACTTAATAAAGGTAGCATTAAAGAAATTAATCAACAGATGAATGAGAATTTAATTAAACTAAATTCTCTGAAATCAGAACTTACAGCATATACGCTTTTATTAAAAGAAAAAAATAATTCAGTTTTTTCTGATAAAGAGCAACTAGAGCAAAAATTAATTGAAAAGAAAATTTTTGCTAAAGAATTATTAAGTAAAATTAATGAATTAAAAGTTAAAGTAGAAGCATTAACGAATTTAATAAAAGCAAATGATGTGGTTGAAACGATTAAGAAATTAGATAATGTTTCATCTGTTTTAGCAAATAGAATCGCAGTTAATACACAAAAAATTCAAGAAACCTGTGAAAAAGATTTTTGTTTAAGTTGTCAACAAAAAATATCTGAAGAACAACGTTCATTTATTATTAAAGGAATTCAATTAGAAATTGATAATGATACTAATAAATCAAATCAAGTTCAAGAAAAATTGAATTCTATTATGGATGAATTGAAAATTCATAAAGAACGTCAGACAGAACTATCAGATCATAATCTAAAATTAGTTGAATTGAATACCAAATTTTCTACAGCTATTCAAGAAGTAAAACAATTAACTGAAGAATTAAACAAAGAAACTGTTGTAGATTCCTCTGTTCAAGACAAAATAAATGAGTTAAATGCTTCTATTTCAGATTTAGAATTATCACAACAAAATTGGTTTAATGAAAAATATTTGAGAACAGTTTTATCTACTTTATTAGTAGATTCTGGTATTAAAGCAACCGTTATCAAAAAATTTGTTCCGGTTATTAATAAAAAGATTAATATGTACTTAAAGTTATTAGGTGCTGATTATATGTTTTTATTAGATAATGAATTTAATGAACAAATTCGTGGTGCAGGCAGAGAGAAATCAAGTTATTTTTCTTTCAGCCAAGGTGAAAAATCTCGGGTAGACCTTGCAATTATGTTTACATGGAGAGATATTGCTTCAATTATTTCTGGCACTAATATTAACTTATTAGTATTAGATGAAGTTTTTGATTCAGCGATTGATTCATCCGGTGTAAGTGGATTAAAATCTGTTTTAGATAGTTTAGATTCTAATGTGTATATTATTTCACATAGAGAACAACTTGCTGATGATTTTAATAGACATATTGAAGTTATTAAGAAAGGTAGATTTAGTATATTAGAGGTAACAGAAAATGATTGAAGAAATTTTTCGTCAAACTGGAAGAACAACAAAAACAATTAAAGAAGTTAATGATTTATCGTTAAAAGGTAGAGTATTTTTTGTTGTTCCTGAGCCAATGAAGTATCATTATAAACGTTTATTTGGCCATAATGCTAATGTTGTTGTACTTGGCGATTTAAGCCAGTCAATTAAATGGGACACTTTATCATTATTTGGTATTAATGATCCTGTTTTATTTGATCATGCAGTTCTTTATAGAAGATATGGTCATGTGATTGAAGAATATTTTAAATCATTTGAATTTACAGTTATTAACAATAAATTTGATGTATAATTAAATACATCAATCTCCGGATAGCTTAATTGGTTAGAGCAATCGACTCATAATCGAGAGGTTGTGAGTTCAAGTCTCACTCCGGGGACCAAATTTCGACAGATAGTTTAATTAGGAAAAATGCCGTTATAAACGAATTTTGATTTAAAATTCATGCAGCATATTTTATATTTGCATGGGAAGCCGGAGTTACTCGTTCGAATCGAGTTCTGTCGACCAATTTATTTTATAAGTGAATCAGTCTTGTTTGACGAAACAAGAAGTTGATATATAATCAAGGACTTTTTCAAGTGAAGTTATATATTGTAAAATCCGAGGTAGGGTTTGAGCTAAACTGCAGATATGCTTGCTAAAATCATAATTTAGCGATTATGAAATCTGATTTACTTGTAAAATAAATTTGGGAAGTTAGCTGAGATAGATTAGCGTCTGCCTGAAGAGCAGAAGAGGTTGGAGCGTTACCAACACTTCCCACCATTTTTACGTCATTTAGATTATATTAAAAATGTGTTTTGAACGGATTTGATTTTTTAAGTTTCTAAATGATGGTATAATTCGTTCGATAATGCCGGAATGGCGTAATTGGTAGGCGCGCCGGGTTTAGGTCCTGGTGTTGAAAAACGTGCGGGTTCAAGTCCTGCTTCCGGCACCAAATTAAAAATTTAATAAGCAAGATACTAACTTCGGTGAAACTGGTTGTCGTAGTTGATTTAGGTGCTTATTTCTTACTTAGGGTTTGGCATCCAATTCTCATTAGTAAGTAAGAAAATCCAGCGTCCTTAGTATGAGTTTAAACTGCTTAACAAAAATCGCCCTTGTAGTTTAATAGTTCAAGTCCTTCAAGGGCGGTTAATAAATGGCTAGTTGGCAGAGTGGTCTAATGCGGTGGATTGCAAATCCATTATTCGTTGGTTCGAATCCAACACTGGTCTCCAAATAATAAAGGCAGGATAATTCCTGCCTTTTCTTTTTAATTTAATAATTATTCTTCAACTAATTCTGAATGATAATTTGACCATCCATTTGCTGCAGAATTATTTCGTGCATTATTTAATGCAGTAATAAATGCTTTAATTGATTTAGGATTAAGATTGATTTTCTTATTACCTTTTTCATGTTCATACGATTTACCACATTCAAATGTATAACGGCTACCTTCAATTAATTCTTCTAAAGTTCCTTCAGAAATTCTTTCAGAACCAGTTGTTGAATTAGTGGTTTTAATTTTGTAGATTTTTTGTTGTTTATCCATGATAAGCTCCTTGTTTGTTGTTTAAGTTTATTTGTTTGTTTATGTGGTTATAATACCATATATAGAAAAAATGTAAATAGATAACTTAAGAAATTATTAAAAATCTTATCGAGTGGTTAAAAAATGAACAAATATATATTTTTCTGGGGTATGAGTGACGTTTATTCAAACTTTCACCCCTCAAAATTTGAGTATGATAATCAACTATTTGTATGCTCTGAACAAGCTTTTATGTATGAAAAAGCAAAATATTTTGGCGATACCGAGATTATGAAAGAAATTTTGGATTTCACTAAATACTCAGAATTATTCAGATTATTCGTAAAAGGTGCCATTACACGAAACGATATTTTAGTAAATACAAAATTAAAATATCAATGGACTGCTGAAGTAAATAAAATTAAACAGCTTGGACGCAAAGTCAAAAATTATACAGATAAATGGGATTCCGTTCGGTATAAAATAATGGTTGAAATTTTAAAAGCTAAATTTTCTACGAATTTAAAGACATTTATTTTACAAGATGGTAAGTTTGTTGAAGCATCCCCTTATGATAGAATTTGGGGTATTGGTTTATCGCAATACGATGCGGAGCAAACACCAGAAAAGTTTTGGAAAGGCCAAAATCTTTTAGGTAAAGCATTATCTGAAGTTAGACAATATTATAGGAACAATAATGAATTATACGTATAAACAGATGTTATCTGATGTTATTAATGATGGAGAATATTCATCTCCACGCGGTAAAGGTATTAAGGAAATTTTAAACGCATAGTATCTTTTTAAAGACCCAACAAATATTATTTTCAAAAATAAAGTTCGTTAGACTCCAATGAATTATTTGATTGGAGAATTAAACTGGTATTTTACTGGGTCTAATAAATTAAGCGATATTGTAGAATATAGTTCGTTTTGGAAACATATTGCAAATAAAGATGGAACATGTAATTCTGCTTATGGTTATCGTTTATTCAAAGACCAAAATGAATATGGTATTTCGCAATGGGAATGGGCGTATAATTCTTTAGTTAAAGATAAAGATACTCGTCAAGCAATTATGTATATCGGTTCTCCTAAGTTTCAATATGAATCAAACAAAGATTTACCATGCACAAGTTTTTTGCAATTTTTTATTAGAAAAAATAAGCTTCATTTAATTGTTAATATGAGATCTAATGATTTAATTAAAGGAACAACGTTTGATATTCCTTTCTTTATGCTATTACTTCAAAATATGTATTTGTTGCTAAAAGAAGTTTATCCAGAATTGGAACTAGGATATTATTATCATAATGCAATGTCACTTCACATTTATGAGCCTGATTTTGATTTAGTTGAAGACATGTTAAATCATGATTTTGAATATTATAAAATTCGATTAAATCGTCCTATCATAAATAAACATGGTAAACATGATGATTCTGTTTTAACGGAGCTACTTAGTAAATTAAATGAAAACACATAAAATTATTTTTGATTTTGATAACACAATAGGTTTACATAAAACAGAAGACACTTCTGATATTTCTAAATGTGAACCTAATATACCATTAATACAAACTATTAACAAATTATATGAAAATGGTTTTTACATCAAAATATTAACAGCACGTGGTCATTTATCATGTAAATCTAGAGAACACGCTGATAAAAAATATAGACCTATTATTGAGAAATGGTTATCGGATAATAATGTGTTGTATAATGAATTATCATTTAATAAAGATTTAGCTTTATATTATGTTGATGACTTATCATTATCACCAAATGATATTTTACAATTAGAGAAATTATTATGAAAGAAAAACTAATCGTTATTATACCAGCAGCTGGTAAAGGCACACGTTTTTAGGAATTAGGTAAACAATATCCAAAAAGTTGTTTACCATATAAAGAAGTTCCAATTTTAGTCCATCAAATTAATTTTGTAAAAGAAAATTTTTCTAATAAAGAACTTGATATCAGAGTTATTGTTGGGCACCAGTCACAAAAAGTAAAATATTTTTTGGACGCATATAATCATACTGATGTTAAACTATTTGAACAAACAAACTTAAATGGTTTATCAGGCGCAATATATGAAGGATTATCTGATTATAATACTAATGATAATTTATTAATTATTTTAGGTGATATTCTTCCAGCTTCAAAATTTGTTTTAGACAATCAATTTATTTCCGTTAAAAAAGTTCCTGATTATTCTAGATGGTGTATGGTTGAAATCAATCAATCCGGAAGAGTAATTTCTTTTATTGATAAGCCGGATGAACAACCTGATACTGATTTAGCTGTTAGTGGTATTTACTATCTTAAAGATATTAATTTAGTAAAAAAATTATTAGAAGAACAATTTCTTAATAATGAAAAAACAAAAAATGAATTTCAATTTTCAACAGTTTTACAAAAATTAGATTTATATGTAAAATTTATTGATGTTATTGATTTTGGCACTTTAGAAGAATATTTAGAAAATCGTTCAATAAAAAAATCAAGATCTTTTAATGAATTAAAACAAGACGGCTATAAAATTACAAAATTAAGTACAGCTAAACGTCAAAAAATCATTGATGAATATAATTGGTTTATGAATATTCCTGATGAACTTAAAAGATTTACTCCTAGAGTGTATTCTCTTAATTTGTTAGAAACTTCATATACAATGGAAACAATTAAATACCCAACTTTAAGAGATTTTTATTTGTTTATTTCATCTGAAAAAGAAGACTATATTAATATATTCAATTGTTTATTTGACTATTTAGATCAAACGAAATTAAAAGAATTTAATATCAAAGAAAATTATTTGAATAAGATATACGAAAAAACTGTTAATAGAACAAAAGAATTATCTGACGAGTACGATAAGATATTAATTAATAATTTTTTAACAAATTTTTACTATACTATTCTTGATAATCAAGATATACCATGTGTAATGCATGGCGATTTTTGCTTTAGTAATATTTTATATAATATCTCAAATAATGATTTTAAATTAATTGACCCACGTGGTGAAATTTTTGGGTCGCATTATTACGAAGTCGCTAAATTAATGCATAGCGCATTGTTTGATTATGATTTTATTGATGCAGAATTGTATTTAGTAGATTCAAATAAAAACACGGTTGTTTATAATGAGGGTAAAGAATTAATTAAACAACTATTTATTAATGAAATAAATCGTAGATATAGTAAAAATGAAGTCAAATTAATTTATTATATTTGTGCATCTTTATTTTTGTCAATGATTCCTTTACACGCGCATAACAAACAAAATCAAAAAATATACTTTAATATTTTTAAAACAATCTACACGGAATATTGTAAATGAATTTTTTAGAAACTTTAATTGAAACCTCTAAACCTAAATCAACAGGTAAAACATATGTGTTTGGTAAGATCGGAAAGGCAATTAAATTTGATAGTAAAAAATGGGGAGCTACTGGCGGTGATAATGAAGCTCCCTCGTTAATACTTAAATTAGCTGAGCAAAATCCAAATGATACATTTATTTTAATTAGTTCAAATGATTTTGACAAGGTACAGTTTAATAAACCATCAAATATTATTAATGGGTTAAAATCGTTAGGCCCATTAAAAAATATGTATGATGGATTTCTAACTGATACATTAAAAGATAAAGATATTGCTGGAGCTATTATTGTTTTAGGCCCAACATGCAGAAAGAATTTGGAATATTGGCCTAGACTTGGTTTTGCGAAAAGTTATTGCGCTCCTATTATTCATTATCTAAATAACTCTAATGTAAAATGGATTGGTGTATGTAACGATCCAAGATATTACTTAAAAGATGTTCGCGATCTAACAAACAAACCATTAAAATATTTGTCGCAATATAATGAATCTTTTGTTAAAAAAGTGTTTTCAAAATTACCGCCAGACAATGATAATGATTTAATTGATATGACAATTAATTCAGAATATTCTGGTGTTGAAAAAATTATGTTGTTTAACAATAAAACAAATAAAAATTTTGAAAATAAAAATAATGATTTCAACATTATATTAAACGAAGGAAAAAATGGTGTCAAATCTAGATACCCAGAGCTTAAGAAATATGTGTTGAACTTTTTTGATGATGTTAATATTTACGGCGAATGGTATTCTGAAGAAACTAAAAATGACTTAAGATTCAAAGGTCCTAAACCATTTACTGAAATTGTTGATATTACAAAAAAATCTAAATTTAGTTTTATTATTCCAATTTCACCTGGTTGGGTTACTTCAAAATATATTGAGTTAATTAATAATGGAATTATTCCATTCTTCCATCCTGATTATGATTCTCAAAAGAATTTAGATATACCGGACTTTTTAAGAATTGAATCTCCTAATCAGTTAAAAGAACGTATAGATATTATAAAATCTGATAATGATTTTTATGTAAAATTAATCACTGAATTGCAAAATAAATTTATAACTGAAAATGATATAAATGGAAAAACAATTTCAGATACTATAATGAGGGAATTTAATTGAGTATTAAATGGGTAGTTGCTCAGCCTTTATGTGGTGGAATGGCTTTAGGATTTGAAAAAGCATTAGGCGTTCCACCGCTAGCAATTATTTCAGCTGGGTTTAAAAATGATTAGCATTATATTAATTACATGAATAATATTCGTAAACTGGATATTCCTGTGATTAATATGGATGTTTAGTATACAAAATTTTTAGATGAAAAATCTGAAGAAATTTATAATAAATTAGTTGATGAAGGAATTGATGTTTTGATTCATGTTGCTGTTTGCGCTGGTTTATAGATGTTAAATGCGCAATCATCAGGCTCTAAAAAACGTGGTGATCCTAATAATGATCAGAATCAAAACATGTATAATTTAACTCAACTAGGATTTAACACAAGAGCAAAAGTTGTATGTTTTGAAAATGCTCCTGCCGCATATACATTAACTGGAGAAGGCGTTGTAGAACGTTTAAAGGAAATTTCATCTAAAAATAATTATTCTATTCAGCTAGTAAAAACAAATACATTATTACATGGAATACCTCAGTCTAGACAACGAACATTTATTATGTTCTATAGAGACACAAATCCAGGGTTATTTGAATATGAAAGTAAAGAATTTAAAGAACTTGCTGAATATTTAGATTTAATTCCTAAAGATAGCGTCCATCATGATCAAAATATAGGATGGGGCGGGACAAATGATCCTTTTTATCAATTTATTCTTGATTATACTAATTAGTCTAAATTCTCTGATGCTATTGAAAAAATTGTTCCACAAGGAACTAAGAAAACATCATGGACTGCATTGCAGTTAACGGAAAAAGTTGGATTTGATAAAGCCGTTGAATATTTTACAGAAAAACAAAATGATAACTATGTTAGAATATAGAATCATTGTTTAAACAAAGTTTAGCAAGGATTGGGATATTGGGATTCAACTCCATATTTACCAAACGAAGGTAAATTTACAAATGCAATTATCGGAAAAAACTGTGGCAAAACGATTCATCCTACAGAAGAACGTTGTTTAACAATTCGTGAATTATTATGGTTAATGGGTCATCCTCATGATTTTGAGTTATTGAACCCAAAAAGTCAATGGTAGCATATAACGCAAAATGTCCCAGTATCAACTGCAAGATACATTGGTGAACAGATTAAAAAATATTTAGAAAATAAATTAGAATTATCAAGTTAGAATTTTGTAAAACAAGATAATATTAAACAGAGACTTGATTTCCCAAAGAAACAAGAACCTGCTAAAATCAACTTAAAGAATATTATTGGAGAAATTTAATGAAACTAAGTAAAGAAACTCGTGAAATTTTATAGAATTTTGCACAAATTAACCCATCAATTAAAATTGATGCCGGTTCATTGTTAATGACTAAATCAATTAATAATACTGTATATGCTGAATCTGAAATCAAGGAAACGTTTACGGAAGAATGGTGTATTTACTCATTATCCGCATTCTTACGTGTTTTATCATTAATCGGGGAAGATGCTGAAATTACATCAGATGGCGAAGTATTGACTATTGCAGGTAATGGAACTGAAGTTACTTATCATCTTTCAGATTCATCCATTATTGCATATCCAGCAAAACGTCCACAATTGCCTGCTGCAAATGTGATTTTTGAATTAACGAATGATCAATTAAGCCAAATCACAAAAGCATCTCAGGCACTTGGTTTAGATACATTATCTATTACTACAAAAAACGGCAAATTAATCCTTAAAGCATTTGAAACTAAATCAAAAAATAGTAATGCTTTTGCTATCGAAATTCAAGACTATGATGGTGATAATAAATTTGATTTCCAATTAGATATCAAAACAATGAACTTTATGAAAAGTGATTATATTGTTCAAATTGCAGCAGCTGGTGCAATCCGTTTTGAATCTAAAGATCAAGAAGATAAACATTCTTATATTCTTGCATTACAAGAAACAAGTTCTCACGATTTTGATCTATGAAATACGTAATTGGATTATTGTATATCATTTTAAGTACTTCGTTGATTTTTGGAACATGGTTAGGATTAACCGCTGTCTTCGCAATGAAGTTATATTTACTACTAATGTAAGTTAATTTTTCTCGAAGGGGTAATAAAATATATTATCCCTTTTATTTTATGAGGACTAAAATGATTTTACTTACCTTTATTGCTAAATCTATTGACTGGATTCTAAATGTCATTATTAAACTTGGTGTAATTGCATTTATGATCTTAGGAATTTTATACTTAACACAGGTGATCTAATGAAAAAAATTGACTTAAACGAACATCTCTGGATTCAACGTTATCGCCCACAAACGGTTGAAGATTTAATTGCTCCGGAACGTGTTAAAAAAATCTTTAATGCGATTATTCAATCGGGTAGAATCCCTAATTTATTGTTGGTGTCTAAGCAGCCGGGTACAGGTAAAACAAGCTTCGCTAAAGCATTAGTTAATGATCTTAATGTAGATTATATGTTTTTGAATGGCTCTGAAATTGGTATTGATTCATTTAGAAATGAAATTCCACAATTCGCAGCAACAAAATCTATTGATGGAAAACATAAAGTCATTATTATTGATGAGTTTGACCGTGGGAATGCTGTTGATAAACAAAAAATTCTAAGACCATTAATGGAACAATTTTCAAAATCATGTTCATTTATTATTACCGCAAATGATGCTGAAAATATTATTAACCCAATTAAGTCTAGATGTGAAACGATTGAATTTGCGGATCTTGTTGATGAAACAGAAAAACAAGATGTTATTAAACAAATTTTCAAAAGAATTGTTTTTATTTTAAAGAATGAAAATGTTCAAGTTACAGATGCACAAATTATTCGTGAATTAGTAAATAAATTCTTTCCAGATATCAGACAACTAATTGGTTCTTTACAAAAATTTGGTAGATCTGGCGTAATCGATAGCTCTATTTTATCTGCTGTGCAAAATGATTCTATTGAAGGTGTTATTGAAGCCCTAAAAAGTAAAAAATTTAATGAACTAAAAGTATATGCTCAAAAATATGCTTTAAATTATCCAGATTTTTTACGTGAACTTCAAGAAACACTATATAAAGAAATTCAACCAGCAAGTATTCCGGATTTATTAACAATTATCGGGGATAGCAATCGTCAGTATAATTTAGTCGCGGACCTTCAAATTGAATTAACTTATATGTTAGCGCAATTGATGTTAACTTTATCATTTAAGTGAGTTTTGTATGCTAGATAAACTAATGGGTGGAAATAATATTTCCATAAGTCAAGAAGAACCTGAAGAAAAACACAAAAAATCTAGCTATTCCTTATTTGATTACATTAATAAAATTTCAAGTTCATATGATAGAATACAAGTTGAAAATAATTATTCCGAGTTTATGGTAAATAGATTATTATCTCAAAATATAGATTGTATTCTTGCAACAGGTTTTGCTAATAGAACTAAATTTTTAGATAAACAATCCCATTTTGATTTTTTACAAAGAAGTATTACAACAAAAACGAAAAGATATTCCAAAAAAGTAGATAATAGTTTATCTGAACTTGAAGATATTTTATTAGCAATTTTGTTATCAAAGAAATGGGAATGTTCTGTCAGAGAAGCGATAATTAATTTATCATTTAGTTCAAAAGATGAAAAGATTAATTATATTAAAAAATATCAAAGGATTTTAGATGAGTTTTTTGAGTTTAATAGTTCTTACTATCTTACTCCTTATAATAAAGAACAAATTAAAACGGCAATTGAAAATTTAAAAGGTTATTAATATGTTATACCAAAAAATTAAAACAGACCAATTAGAAGCAAGAAAACTTCGAAAAGAAATTGACACTAAAGTTCTAACGATGCTTTTATCAGAAGCAGATTCTATTCAGCTTCAAAAATTACCAGAAGATAAGCAAGAATCTGCTATGATGGATATTATTTTACGTTATGAAAAGAATCTGCTAAAAAATATCGATTCATTTTCTAGTAACAAGGTATTTGTTCAAGAACTAAATGATGAACTTGAAGTTATTAAGAAATATTTGCCGGTTAAATTATCAAAAGAAGATATCACTGAAATTTTTTCTAGTGATAATTATAAATCATTTGGTGAACTTATGAAATATTTGTCTAGCTATCATAAAGGACAATATGATGCTAAATTAGTACGCGAAGTATGGGAAGAATTTCATGGTAAATAAATTACTTAAAGATTTACGTTCAACAACTAAATCATCTGAAAAAATTAAATTATTAAAAGAATTTAAAGATCAAGAATTACTTAAGAAAATTTTGGCTTATACCTATGATAATGTGACTTATACTTATGGTATTAAAAAAATTCCAGAAACGGTTGACGTTTTTGGTTTAGACGCTGAAAGATTACCGTGTTCTAATTTGATTTCTTTACTTGACAGATTAGTTGACCGTACTTATACAGGTAATGCTGCTATTGAATATGTTTCTTATATTATGAGCTCGGCTAAAATTTCGGGTTATAGCGATCTTATGAAATGTATTTTGTCACGCGATTTAAATGCAGGTGTAAATGAAGGTTTAGTAGAAAAGATTTTTCCGGGAATTATTAAAAAACCAAAAGTAATGCTTGTGTCTGCATTTGACCAAAAGAAAATTGATAAAAATATCAGATTCCCAGCTATTACCCAATTAAAAGTAGATGGTGCTAGAGCAATTTTAATTAAAGAAAATCAAGATATTAAAATTCTGACAAGATCCGGTAATGAATATCTTGGATTGGATCATATTAAAAATGTATTAAAAAATATTTCTGGTAATTTTGTATTAGATGGCGAAATTATTTACAATCCATCTGAAGATAAGTGTCAAAATTCACTTTCTACATCGCCAGAAGAACGTCAATTATCTAATGGGATAGTTAATAAATCTATTCAAGGAACAATCCTTCCAGAAGAGTCTAAACATCTTCAATATGTTGTGTGGGATTTTATAGATTTAGATGAATACCAAAAAGAATCAAATACAACTATGTATTTTGAGCGTTTTAATAAACTAGATAATGTAATAGATAATTTTAATGTTATTAAGGTTGATAGTTATATTGTTAAGTCATTACAAGAAGCAAAAGATTTATACCAAAAATATCGTGCAGCTGGGTATGAAGGAATTATCTTAAAAAACCAGTTTATGCGATGGGTTAATAAACGATCCCAAGATGCATTTAAATTTAAAGATGAATTTGATGTTGATTTAAAAATTGTTGGATATGAATTACACTCAAAACAACCTAATAAAATTGGTGCATTGTTAGTTGAATCTGATGATGGTTTAATTAAAGTATCAGTTGGTTCTGGGTTTAAGGATTCAAATACTGATGATTTAATGGACCGTAGCGGAGCTTATAAAGCCGCAATGAATAATGAGTTAATTGGCAAAGTTGTTACGGTAAAATGTAATAGTATTATTAAATCAAAAGATAAAGAAGAATACTCATTATTCTTACCTAGAATTACCTGCTTCCGATTTGATAAAACCGACACTAATTTGTTATCTGACTTTAAGGATTAAAAATGAATTCCGCATTTATTCCAGTATTACATAAACAGGCTATTGAATCGTTACTTAAAGTAATTAATTTAGATTCAAAGATTAAAATTAAACGATCTGATAAAAATGAAATTTTCGTATTGTATGAAGATGAAGTTTGGTTAATTGATTTGATTTCGAAAGGTATTAATTATTATAAGTACAATCCATCTATTTCTGTGTGGGTTCCTTATGAAAATATTATTCAATTCTGTAATGAACCTGGTTTTGACATTAAATTATATGATGAATTTTTGAAATAATAAAAGGGTAGATTTCTACCCTTTATTTAGCACGACCTAAAATTCTAGCAGACTACGTACATTGAGCTTCAAGTGTTTCGTTATTTATTTTCTAAATATCAGAATCTTTATACCAAATGTATGTTACCTGACCTGAATATATATTATCTAAGTTATAAATCGGGCACTAATAAATTTTTTTAACATTCTGATTAAGATAGTTTTTAATTAATAGTGCCCGATCTTGGGGATCACCTTCGTAATTTCGTCCTGTAATATGCTCAACATATTCTTTCTACTATTTATTAATAGGTATTGTTTTTAACTATTCTGGCGTAGTGTTTTCTGGCAGCACACCTTCATATTCAACAACATTTGCGAAATTATTTTTTCCTAATGGGTGATATTCATAAACTAAAACAATATCCGGCTTGATAACCTAATACTAAATTTGAACTTGTTCTTTTGCAGTAGCTGGATATTCTTCAACTCTTTTTTTATGTATATTCTCTAATACATTCTCAAGTCTAGATTCTCTCCACACTGAAACTAATGCATCTTGTTGATTATACAAAAATACCTAAAGAATTAATACAAAAACAGATCCAACTCTTACGAAAAAATTCTATTTATTTGTAGTCTAGAAAAAATCGAGAAATTGCTATAAAATCTAAGTGTTAGCATTTTCCATTTTAATTCTATTTTACCTATTTTCTATGCCCATGATATTCGCAACTATGCTCTAGTATCTGATAACCTATAATCAATAATTGAATTAAAATTGGCCATATCGGTAATGAGCTTAATAATACTAAATATAATGTCATATATTATTCTCCTTAAATTTATTTATCTTTAGAAAGTCCGCTCCTCAAGATTTAATGCTGTTATCTAATCTCTTCTGAACTATGCAATCTATAATTCCTTAAAGATTGGCATTACAATAGTTCCTGAAACTTGCTATTCCTATGTAAAACTAATTGTAGGAGTAAATGTAAAATCAGTTTTTTCTAAACAGATAATACCTCTTTTCTATTCGTTAGAATGATTTACCTAAATTTCAGATAACTACTGATCTATTTTAGCCAACAAATCTTTAGTTTGTTGTGCTGAATATTTTCTTAAGCCATACGGATAAACAAATCCATAATAGAATCTATAATCTTGATGGGTAATATCAGATTCATCAAGTAAAATCTATTGATTTTTAATAACATCAATTCCGTCCAAAGTTCTTGTTTTTTGCTAACACTAAACCTATAACTTGATATTCTAATTATTCTTTGTGTTAATCCATACGCCAAATATATATGACTAATGTGAATTTACGTTTACCTAAGGTAATGTAATCTGGTGTTGTCTATTCGTCTATTTAATAACTGTTCTTAAAGAATTGCTATCAATAATTTCATTAAAAATTTTAATAGGTTCTTCAACAACAACAGGTAGCTATTTACCTTTATATAAATTCATTTGCGAATTATATTCTTGTTTATATTCCTCAAAATTTCTAGGATTAAAACCAATTGACTCATTATACTAATTTGTCTGAATACCTGCTTCCGAGATAGCCGTTAAAAAATCATTATTTTTATAATTATCATCCGTTGATTGATGATTAAATTTTCCATTCTATTCAAATAACTGTAGATTTCTTATTTCTAAATCTCCTGGGACTGTTAATGCGTTTTTACATTGCATTATTACTCTAACTTTTCTAGACTATTTGTTTACTAGCTAATATAGTTCTATATCCTAAAAAGTATAAGCAGATTTCATTTGACAATCATGGGAATTTAAAACTGTATTTTGTTCGTTTAGATACTGAATTGTAAAAATCTAGTCAGGGTGACCAGATAATACATTCATATTCTTTTTAATCATTCCAGATAAATGAAGAAATTTTGCATTAGGCGTTGGAAATTCGCAAATAATTTCTTGTTCTTTTCTAGTCTAAAAATTAACTTTATCATCTGGGATTAAATTTTTTCCAAAATCAGACTAACCTATATCATTTTTTGTATTTAGCAAAAATTCCAGATCAAATGTATTTTGAATAAAACTGCACTACTGAGCAACAAATTTTCCTTTATGAATTATTCCGCAAAATCCAAAATATGGGTTCATTTCTGAATTTACTGGATAAAACTAATTCTACCCTAAACTTACCAAGTAATCATATAATTCTTGCGTAATCTGATATGATTCGTCTTTTTTCTTTTCGTAATAAAGACAAAGAATATAATTATCATCATTTAAATCATTAATTACACGATTAAAATTTTGAAAAAATGTATTCTAGTTAATTTTAAAATTATATGAATTCTATTGATTATTCTATAAGTTAATTTTTGTTGCATAAAGAAAACCTGCGTTCCCGTAAAATTCTCTTAAAGGCAAAGAATCTCTATATTCGCCATTTATAAAATCTTTTATATTAGTAGAGAATTTTTGTTCATTTTTCTAAATATAAATTTTCTTTTTATAACCGGAGTTCTCGGTTATTTTACCTTGAACTCCGATTTGTGATATTTGAAATAATGTTTTCATTATACAGCTTCTTCCTAAGTATCGACCCAAACAAATTTCACTGTTTTATTTGCGTAATCTGGGATTAGTCGAATATTCCCGATTTGAAGATATTCTTTAATTCTAAGGTTTTTATACGACTAACCAACAGTATCTGCTTTTTGGTCAACGATAGCTTTTAAATCAGCAAATACTTTCATCTAAGGTGCTAATTGCTCAGATGAATCATCTAATTCATTTGATAATTTAATCACCCCAAATTGAGCAATATTTGCTTGCGGAACATTTTTAAGTCTTTGATAATCAATTTTAGCTGACTAGTCAATGACTTCTGTATTTCCAACTTTTACTGCAGATTTAAATGTAGCTACATCTTGATTAGTAAAACTTAAAACATCTTGGTTATTATGTTTAATCTAAAAACCATTGTTATTAATTAAATCCCAATTTTGATTATTAAGATTTGTTTTAACAGCAGCATTACCAACAGTTACAGAACCATTTTTTCTAACAGTTAATTCACCGGTCATTGTGTGGCCATCAGATTTAACAAAGTAATCATCGAACTAACGATTTTTAAATGTCATTGTATTTGTAACATTTAAATTTTGGGTATTTACATTTGTAGTATCAGATGTTGTGGTTTTAAATTCACCGTTTTTAGTTAATTCCGCTTTTTGCTATCCATTTATTTCAAAGATAAATTTGTCAGCGTTTTCTATGTTATTATCAAATGTAAAATTAGCGCCATTTTGATAAATCAATCCACCGGTTTTATCTTTAATTACATTAGTAGTTAATGCAGTTTCTGTATTAGCAATTGGATTTAAAAATAATGCGCCGACCCTAGTTTGTTTATTAACTGTAAGTTTAGCGGTACTTGTTGTATCAACATCAGATCTTAAAAATTGTGTAGAATCTAAATTGTCAAGCTTGTCCTAGTCAAATGCTTTACCTTTTAATGGCAAGTAGTTTTGTAAAGTATAATTAAGTTTTCTTGGTGTGATAATATATTGGTCAGAGTAATCTTGATATGATTTAGTCTATCCAACTGTTTGATTACCTACCCAAGCTTCTTGAATATTTGCAACTTTACCAACCCCACGATTCTCTTCTGTTGCCTGTGCATTTGCTGAAACTCTGGTCCATCTTGTTAGTTTTGCTGGAGTAATAAATTGCTCAGCATTTAATGTTCCTGCATCAACTTCTTGGTTAGTCGCGATTCTTGCGATACCTTCAAGATCTTCTTTTGCTCTACGTCCATTTAATTTTTTAGGAGTAATATATAACAAATCAGATGCTAAGCTTGTTCTAACATTTGATTCATCTTGGGTAGCAGTTCTTAAAGTACCTCTTTGAGTTTCGGAAGATTCTCTGATGTTAAATGTAACTTTATCCCAAATATTACCGGAATGTTCAATACCAGAATTCGTTTGTGTAATAAAATGATCATATTTATTATATGCTTTAAATTTTTTCGGTGTTAGAATTTTAGTATCTAATTCACCTTGGTCTACATCATTTTGCGTTGCGATAAATGCAATACCAGATAAATCTTCGGTTGCTTCACGTTCCGCTAATGCTTTTGGAGTAATAAACACTTCAGAATGTAATGAATCATTTATATTTTTCTTATGTTCATTATCATTTCTATTAACCATTCTCGCAACACCAGTTCTATTTTCAAGAGCTGTTCTGTTTGCTAATTTTTTAGGTGTAATAATTACAGAATCCTAAGCATTTTCTTTTGCTTCATTTGCTTCTGATTGTGTACTGATATATGCAACACCTTTAGAAGTTTCTGTAGCTTGCGCTTGCGATAATGATTTTGGCGTAATGATATCAATATTATTTGTTAGATGTTTATATACACCAGTCCCTTCTGTAGTTCTGCTAGATGCACTTGTTGGATTATTTGTATTAACCAATAAGGCAACACCTGAAAGTGTTTCTGTGGCTCTTCTATGATCTAATTTCTTAGGTGTGATAATATGGGTATCGTTATTATTATCTTTTACTTCAGTATTAGTAGTGATTTCAGCTAAACCGCGAATCTCTTCAGTTGCTTGGCGATTATTCAACTATTTAGGAGTAACGATTACATCATGTAAATGATTTCCAGAAGTCGGTAGATTTACTTCATCTAATGTAGCTATTCTCTAAATACCGCGTCTTGTTTCTGTCTATGTTTTATTTGCTAACGTTTTCGGAGTAATAATCTGGTCATCTCTAGGATTATCTTCATGATTTTTATTTACTTCGTTTTGATCCGCTAAACTTGCAATACCAGGTCTTGTTCTTGCGGTCTCATCAACATGCTCAACTCTTGTCTAAAAATCCTATACATACCATTTATTATCTTCAAGGTATGTTAATTGAACTAAAGTACCTTGACCATTATTAGGTAACACAAATCTATTAGTTAACTCAGGGGTGCCTTTTGTTAATTGAGAATATTTTCTATTATAATATTGGTTAATATCACCAACAATTTTATGATCACCTGTTGGAATAATAGTTACTTGATACTGATAACCAGTTGCATTTGTTAAAGTAATCTCATCCCCTATCTATGCATTATCAGGTAATGTAATTTCGATATTCTAAGTAGGTTGTAAATGTAATTTTTCAAATGCTTTTGTTTTATAATTCTAAGAGATTTTTTTCCATGAATTAGTTACTTCAAACACCGGGTGCCAATTATTATCAGATTTCTTAAAGATAAATGTAGTGACACCTGGTTTATCTAACATATAAAAACCAGTTTTATTATTGATTTTATATGTATTATTGAAGCAATGAATTTTTAATGGGTTTTGCCCTAAATTTTGATGCTCGTCGATAATAGTAATTCTTTCGTTGTCATTTGCAAAAATCGGGAATTTGATTTCATGATTTTTCTCTAAAGAGTTCACCACAACCGTTTGATTTACACCAACTTGGATCACTTCGTTTTGGTTAAATCTTGGTGTACTTTTAATACCATCTTGGGTAGATTCAGAAATAAATCTAAAAATTCTCCAATATTTTTGATTCGCATCCCATACAAACATATTCATCTCACCAGGAACGGTTGGACTGAATTCTGAAGTACCATTCTATAACTAGAATTTTCTTGTATGAACTGTTAATTTGTTATAAGGTAATGCATTAAAATTATCTTTAATCCATACAGCGTCACCATGTGTTGGGTCTGTTGGCAAAATAATAGATCTTTGAGCAAAACGAACATCATATAGAATTTGAGAACCAGCTTCTGGAGAAAGTTCAAATGTGCTTTGATGATTAAAACTTTGCCATAATGTATCTACACGAATTTCGTTCCAATCTTGTAAAGCAAAATTACCAGCTGGTTTAGTTATTTTTCTTGCGGCTGAATATAATTTTCTTTTATACTAAATGATAAAATGTTCATCATATCCGCGGGTAGGATCGTATTCTTGGACTGTGTTGTTGTCAATAAAATATTGGATATTTACGCCATCAGTTAATTCTGTAGGCATACCAACATTAATGATTTTTTCACCAGCCTAATCTAAACCGTATGTAGCTCTTAGCTGTTTTTTGATGGTCATTTATATATCCTGTTAAAGTTAAAATTTATACGTATAATTTTAAAATTATTTATTCATTATTCATTTTGGTAAAATTATGCATCCATTTAAAAAACAAAATATTTTAGAAAGTCAACTTTGGAGTAATGACAATAAGTTATTAATTGATTTTAGTCAATTAGTTATTACTGCTGTTACTGGGTCTTTTAAGACAGAACAAGAACAATCTGAGTTAACTAAATTTCAAGTAAAAGCTGTAGTATTAGGTTCATTAAAAGATGTTCTGAAAAAATATAAACAAAAATACTCTAATGTGATTATCTGTTGCGATAATGCATCTATCCCTTATTATAAAAGAACAATTTCCCCGTTTTATAAAGCACATCGTTCAAAAAGCCGTGAAGATTCTAAATTAAATTGGGAAATGATTTTTTCAACATCAAAAGAATTGATTCAAGATCTAAAGGAAAATTTTTGCTATCAAGTAATTGATATTCCAGGTTTAGAAGCAGATGATATTATTGGTTACATTGCGACAAAAGGAAATACCGGTGAATATCATTCAATGATTGTTAGTTCTGATGGGGATTTTACACAATTGCACTCAAAATATACTAAGCAATATTCATTTATTCATGGAAAACAAATTGAGCCAAAAACAACTGCATTTGGTGATATGATTACAAAAATAATTAAAGGTGACAAGAAAGACTCCGTATCACCAGTTAAATGTCCTTCTGATTTTTATTATAATCAAAACATGAGGCAATCTGAATTAAATGAACAAAAACGAGCTCCTAGTATTAAACAATCGGAATTAGATCTTTATATTAAAGCAGGTTCAATTCCAGAAGTTGCGAAATTGCTATCAACAGATCTATATGAAAGATTAAATGAAAATGTTAAATTAATTGATTTATCAAATATCCCAAATGAGCAAGCTGATAAAATTGAAAATGAATTATTAGTTATTCCGAATGGAAATAAATCTAAAATGTATCAGTACTTATTAAGTAATAAGTTAACTAAACTATTAGAATCTATTCAAGAATTTTAATTTAAATACAACAAAGGAAATATAAAAATGGCTAGAACAAAAAAAGAAAAAGTTGAATTCAATGTATCTGTACACGGCGAAGATTTAAAGAAAATGCTTGAAGAAGCTGTTGAAATTAAATCTAAAGTTCAGTTATATGCTGATTCTATTAAAGATATTCGTACCCGTGCAAAAGAAGAATTGGGTTTAGAACCTAAAAAATTCAATGCTTTACTAAAATTAATGTTCAATCAATCGAAGGATGAATTCGAAGCCGAAACTGATGAGTTGATTGACTTATATGACCAAGTTAACAATGCGTGAAAAGAAAGAAATAATTTAGCAAACACTTAAAGAACAAAATTCTTTGGAAATTGAAAAATTAGCAAAAGATAATCAATAGACTTTACTTGAGGCCATTATTGATTGGCTTGAAGATAAAGATATTGATTATCATGATTTTCAAGATCGAGTTTCTGAAGTTTTGATTAACAGATTAAAAATGGAATCGGTTAAACTTAATGTTATTAAAGATGATTCATCCAACAGAGCATCCGATTTACATAAACTCTTTTTAGAGCTATAAACTATATTTGATATTAGTAAACGCTTTTAAGAAAGGTTATGATCCAGTAAAATATTCGTGGAAAATTCGGGTCTAGCAAAATTCATTTGAAAAAAGAAAAGACAAGTATTTTTTCGAAAAGATTTAGAAGAGTTTTGATATCTTTGAGCAACAAAAAATTTTTATGGTGAATCTATTAGCAAATCAAGATCAATGGATTGGCGATATGTTAAACCAAGATTCTATTATGTTTTACCGTAAATATATGAGCCGATTTAATGACTTAAGTATTCTGTTTAAAGAGGATTTACAAAACTTAATTTTATTTTGTAAATCTAAAGGCAGAATGTTTAAGAGCTTGTTTTTGATAGAAGACAATAAAGAACCGATGATATTTAAATTGCTACAGAATGATTCCATTTAGTATGAAACATTTATACTATTAGATTCATATTTTAATATCATAGAGATGTTAGATGAATCCAAGAATTTCATTTGGGATTAGTATTCTGTTAGAATTAAAGCATATAAAAATTTATTTGTTATAGATAAACTTGAAGTTATTAAAATTCTTAAAGAATCATTAAAGTTATATTAGTAATTTATTTGATATAATTTTAATTCGTCCGAGGTGTTGCGGGCTCTGTGTACAACATCAAAAATAGTATAATATAATATGAGAAAATAAAAATGGCTACATTTAAACGTGCAAATCCTTCCGCTCTTCAAGAGCAACTTGAAAAATTAACACAAAAAAATTCATTTGATTCAAATAAAGAACATGAATGGACTTTATCAACTGACCCAGCAACTGGTAACGGTCAAGCAATTATCCGTTTTTTACCAGCAAATCCAAACATCGCCGACTCTGTTCCTTTTGTAAAACTTTATTCCCATGGCTTTAAAATGGCCAACGGAAAATGGTTTATTGAAAATTGTCCAAGCACAATTGGATTACCTTGCCCTATTTGTGAACATAATGGTTCTTTATGGAATTCTGGTATTGAGCAAGATAAAGAAGTTGCTAAAAAACAAAAACGTAAAATCCGTTATTATGCAAATATTCTTGTTGTGAAAGATCCAACAAATCCAGAAAACAACGGCAAAGTACGCGTGTTTAGCTTCGGGCAAAAAATTATGGATAAAATTATTGCTCAAGCAGCAGGTGACGCTGAATTAGGAACACCTGGCCAAGATGTAACATGTGTATTCACTGGTAGTAATTTCATTCTTAAAGCCAAGAAAGTTGCAGGATTCGCAAATTACGATGATTCTAAATTCATGCCGGCTTCTGAAATTGAAAATATTAATGATGAAGCTTATGCAAATGAGTTAATTGCTCAAATGTATAATATCATGGATTATATTTCACCAGATAAGTTTAAATCTGCTGAAGAATTAACCGCAAAATTCCAATCAAAAACCACCGGCACAGTGAAATCAGCTGCAGCTGAATTAGAAGAAAGTATTTCTGGTAATTCTAGTTTTGATGCAGCAATGACCGACTACGAATCTAAATCAACAGCAGGTAGCACTGATACAGTGTCTGACGATGAATTAGAAGCCTTATTAAACGGTTAATATAAAATAAAAGTTTATTAATTTAAGCTATGTAATATTATATTTTAAATGTTACATAGCTTTTATTTTATGAGGTGAAAATGATTATAGTAGGGTTATTCATAAGTATTTTATTATTAATTTTAAATGAAGCTAGCGTTTTAGTATTATCTTCATTTTATATCTGGCTTCCGTTATATTGTGGCATTGGTATTTTTATCGTAAATCTAATTGCTGCGATCTATGTTGCTATTTTACTTAATAACGAAAAAATTAAAGTTAAGGGGTTAAACAAATGGCGTTAATTCAATAGGTGTTTTAGCTGCATCGTTATGGCGATGATTTTGTTTTTGGAAAAAAAGGTAATCACCAAATGCTTTGGAGAAATAAAAATGATCTCCAAGAATTTAAAAAAACTACAATTGGTTCTGATGATTTTGAAAAATCTATTATTGTAATGGGTTCAAATACTTTTAAATCATTCCAAAACAAATTACCAGAACGTCTTAATTACGTATTAAGCACAAAGGAATTAAAAATCAAAGCTCAAAATGGCGATGAGCCTGATATGGTAATTCAGTCAATTGATGATTTTAAAGAATTAATGTTAAATCTACCAGAGAACAGTTTAGTATCTATCATCGGTGGGTTTGGTTTAATTAAGGAATTAATAGATAATCAATTTCATTTTCATGACCATCGCGACCATGAGCACACAGAAGAATGTGTTGAATGTAATCATTCTAGAGCCCAAAATGATTATGAAATTCGAGATCTATATATTACCATCTTTGAAACTGAATTTAACACCACGGGTGATTTAATCACGGTTAGCCCTGCTGATTTACAAGAACTCGTTAAAGATTATCAGTTACTTGAAATTAAAAACATCGACCAAAATGTTAACTTATATCATTATGTTAAGAGAGATTTATGAAACAATATAAAGAATTAGTAAAAACCGTTTTAGATTTTGGTGAATTAAAATAGAACAGAACAGGTGTAGATACACTTGATTCATTTGGTCATACAATTAAATTTGACCTAAGAAAAGGATTTCCGTTAGGTACTTTAAGAAAAATGCCATGGAGATCTATTGTATCTGAGTTATTATGGTTTATCAAAGGTTCTACTAATGTAAATGAATTAAGAAAAATTCAACATGGTGAAAATAGTAATAAACGAACTATTTGGGATGATAATTATGAACACCAAGCAGTTGAATTAGGTTATCAAAATGGTGAACTTGGTCCAATTTATGGTGGCCAATGGAGAAAAAAATATCTAAAAGATAATCAAGAAATTTCTAGAGCTGTATTAACAGATCCATTGAAAGAAGCAATTGATTTAATTAAAAATGATCCTTATTCGCGTAGAATTATTGTTAATTCATGGCAAGTAAATGATTTACGTAAAATGGCATTACCCCCTTGTCATTATTCATTCCAATTTAATGTATCAGCTGATGGTAAATATTTAGACTTGATGTGGACACAACGTTCAACAGATGTTGGTTGTGGTCTTTACTATAATATCGCTTCCTATGGGCTATTGTTATCAATTATTGCTAAAATTACAAATAAAGAACCTAGATATCTAATTGGCTCATTAGGGTCTGTTCATATTTACAAAAATCATATTGAACAATTTAATGAATTATTAGAACGTGATACTTTAGAATTACCAACTCTAAAAATTGCGAATCATATTAAAACATTAGAAGATATTGAAAAATCAATTCCAGACGATTATGAAATCGAAAATTATAATTGTCACCCAACAATGAAATTTGAAATGGTGGTATAATGAGAAATTTATTTGAACCTAGACTTGCATTTAAACCGTACGAATACCCAGAATTACTTGGGTTTAAAGATGCAATTAGAAAAAGCTACTGGGTACATAGCGAGTACAACTATACCCCAGACATCCAGGATTATAAAGTTAATTTAAATCCAGAAGAACGTGAAGTTATTCGCAGATGTATGCTAGCTATTTCTCAAATTGAAGTTACTGTAAAAAGATTCTGGGCTGACATTTATTATAAATTTCCTAAGCCAGAAGTTGATGCTGTTGGCGTAACATTTGCAGAATCTGAAGTTCGTCATGCAGATGCTTACAGTTCTATTTTAGAATTACTTGGTATCAATGATGACTTCTCTAAAATTCATGAAATCCCTGCATTAATGGGACGTGTAAATTATATGCAAAAATTCATGAAAGATAAAAATTTAGATGACCAACATTTCGTGTTATCAATTATTCTTTTTAGCATGTTTATTGAACATATTTCATTATTCAGTCAATTTGTGATTATGATGAGCTTCAATAAATATAGAAACCAATTTAAAGGATTATCTAACGCAATTCAAGCAACTGCTAAAGAAGAAGAACTTCACGGTAATTTTGGTGTAGAAATTTTCAAAATTTTACATATCGAAAATCGTGAATTATTTACTGATGAATTTTATTCTGATTTATTAGAATTATCAAAAGATGCATTTAAAGCTGAAATGGATATCATTGACTGGATTTATGAAACCACTGATTTATCCTTTATGCCAAAAGATTCAGTTAAAGAATACGTGAAATCTAGATACAATAAATCTTTAACAACGTTAGGGGTAAATTTCGAATACCCAATAAATAAAGAATTATTAAAACCTACTGAGTTTTTTGATGTGGAAGTGCTAGCACCAACGGAAATAGATTTTTTTAATAAACGGTCTGTAGATTATACAAAAAGATCCCTTGATTCAGAAGTAGACGATGACTGGTTTAATTGATAATTGTCAAGTTCATGGATTAACAGAGTTTACAAAACAGGGAAGATGTAAACTCTGTCATATACAAAAATGTTTGGGTAAAATCACTGGTGATTATAGTTTAACATAGTATAAAGAATTTAAAGAGAAGTATCCAGATTTATATAATGATTACTATAACAAAAGATGCGAAAAAACTACTTCTACATGTATTGAAAAATATGGCGTCAAAAATCCATATCAAATAGATCATATTAGAAAGAAAGCTGAAAAATCTATCAAATAGAAACCCAAAAAAGAGAAAATTTATATTTAGAGAAAAAAATCTAAAGAAGATAAAGCTTTAGAAATAAAAGAAAGAATGCAAAGATTGCGGGGAGTCGATAACCCAAGTCAATTGCCCGGATTTAAAGAAAAATTTAATAAGAGTATAAGAAAACATAGATAGCATATAAATTATGATTACTTGGATAATTTGTATAAAATTTATAAAAGAGTTACTACGTACGATATAACAAATATTGTTAATAATTCAAATGCGTCTAGGCCAACTGTGTTAAGATTTCTAAAAAATCAAAACATTATTATTGATACTTCTTATAATTCAAAAGCTGAAATACACTTATATGATTTTATTAAGTCGATTAATCCTGAAATTTTTGTACTTCAAGGCGATAAATAGATAATTGGTAATCAGCTTGATATTTATGTTCCTGAATTAAAGTTTGGAATAGAGTTTAACGGAAATTATTGGCATTAGGAAAACTGTGTGCAAAGAAAAATAAATCCAGATTATCATGTTAATAAAACAAACTTATGTGAACAACATGGAATTCGTTTAATTCATATTTGGGAACATGAATGGCTTAATAATCAGGATTACTGTAAATATGTTATCAAATGCTATCTAGATGGTAAAATTCCAGATACATCTATTTACAATAATAGACTTCCTAGGGATTATTTTTAGACTTTAGATTTTCCAGATGGAAAAATAGAAGAACCTGAAGAAGAATTAATAGATAATAAATTTAAAATTTATAAAACAGGGTATATTATTTTATGACAAGACAATATGAGCCATTTTATTGGTTGAACAATGATTAGAAAAGATTTTTAGAAAAAGGATATTTAGTAAACGGGCAAACCGCTAAAGAGCGGTTTAAATTCATCGCAGATACTGCAGAAAAACGTTTAGGTATTTCTGGATTCTCAGAAAAATTTTATGACTATTTCTAGAGAGGTTGGTTTAGCTTAGCTTCTCCGATTCTTGCAAATTATGGATTAGACCGGGGTTTACCTATTAGCTGTTTTGGTTCTTATATCGGTGATTCCGTTGAAGAAATTATGGACACTGCTTCAGAAGTTGGTGTTATGAATAAAGTAGGTGGTGGGACATCTGGTTATTTTGGTCATATCAGACCAAGAGGATCTGTTATTAAAGACAACGGAACATCAGATGGCACCTTTAACTTTGCAAAATTATATGATACTATTATTAATGTAATTTCTCAAGGAACTACACGTCGCGGGCAATTTGCTGGTTATATTGATGTAGAACATGCTGATATTGATGAATGGCTTGATATTCAATAGGATGAAAACCCAATCCAAGTAATGTATTATGGCGTATGTATTGGCCGTAAATGGTTAGAAGAAATGAAAGCTGGAGACCAACAGAAACGTAAAATCTGGGGTAAAATCATTAAACGTAGATGCGAAACTGGTATTCCATATTTGTTTTTTCGCGATAATGTAAATGAAAATAAACCAGATGTATATATTGATAAAAGCTTACAAATTTATCATTAGAATTTATGTGCCGAAATAGCTTTGAATAACAATAACTTAGAATCGTTCGTGTGTTGTTTATCATCAATGAATTTATTACATTATGATGAATGGAAAGATACAGATGCTCCAAAAGTATTAACTTATTTTTTAGATTCAGTGATGACTGAATTTATTAATAAAGCTAAAAAATATAAACACCTAGAAAGAGCTGTTCGTTTTGCAAAAAATCAAAGAGCTATTGGTATTGGTGTTTTAGGCTGGCATAGTTATTTGCAATCCAAAATGATTCCGTTTGAATCTCAAGAAGCATTTAGATTAAATGATGAAATCTTTTCTTTATTACAAGAAAAAACTCTAGAAGCTTCTAAAGAACTTGCTGAATTATTTGGTGAACCTGAATTGCTTAAAGGATATGGTAGACGTAATGCTACATTAATGGCTTTAGCACCAACTAAATCAAGTTCCGCAATCCTTGGACAAGTATCTCCATCTATTGAGCCATTTAAGGCAAATTATTTTGTTAAAGATTTAGCAAAAACTAAATAGATTTATAAAAATCCGTATCTTGAGGAATTACTAGAAAGTAAAGGAATTAATACACCAGAAATTTGGGAATCTATTTTATTATACGGCGGATCTGTTCAACATTTGCCTCAATTATCGCAAGATGAAAAGAATGTGTTTAAAACATTTGTTGAAATCAACCAACTAAAAATTATTCAACAAGCAGCTCAACGTCAAGCTTATATTGACCAAAGTCAATCACTTAATCTAATGTTCACTGAAGAAACTTCTAGAGGTGAAATTAGTAAACTGACATTACTTGCTGAAGAACTTGGCGTAAAAACATTATATTATCAATTTAATGTGAATGCTGCTCAGGAATTTTCTAGAAAGTTTAAACAAAGAGATCTAGAGGATTGTCAAAGTTGTTCTGCGTAATCCATAGGACTGATTTAATCAGTCCTTCTAAAGGTGTTAGAAATGAATTCAGAAGATTTAAAGAAAGAATTAGAAACTTACGGAAACATCCGTAAGACAAATAATAACATTGAAGTAAAAGTTCATATTCTTAATAAGAAAAATGAAGATTATTGGAATATTATGATTAACGATATGGCTGAAGATATTTCAGTTAGATGGCATGTTAAAGTATCAGAATTACCATTTGAAGAAATGGCTGAAAAATATTTTGATAAGTTAACTAAATGGTTTGAAAAGAATACTGATATCCATCACATTTTACATCAGATGGCATTACTTCAAGAAAGATTACAGTATGCATGAAAATAAAGGTCCTTAATTGGACCTTTTTCTTTAGATTTTAATTATGGTTTCTCAATAGAAATGATAAATCTTTGGTAAAAATTTGAATCACCATAATGAGAATCTTTATCATTATCTAAATCGTCAAATGACTTATATTCTTTAAACGATTTATCATTAGTGTTATGGACCTTAACTATATATCCTTTCTCAAATGCCTGCTGAATCAAGTTATCCCATAAACCTTCGCCTTCTTTAGACTGTTGCGAATCTGAAATAACTGCGTTATATTTTTTGAATAAAATATCCCAAAATACTTTTTTAGCAAAACCGACGGTAGCACCGGTTCTATTAATTTTATTTCTCCATACTAGGCATTGTCTGAATGGTGTTTTTGAAATATTTTTGAAACCTGGAAATTCTTTATAGTGAACAAAGTAATAAATTATTCTATCTTTATATAGAAAGTAATAATTACCTTTAGAAGTTGTTAAAGAATAAAATCCAACATCCCTAGATTCAACTGATAACAACTTTGCTTTTTCGATATTATTTAGAATATCTTCTTGATATTCTTTAACATACCCATAACTTAATTGAATTCTCTGCGGTGCCATTTCGTTTAGTAACTCTGATAAACTTCTCATAAATTATCCTTATAAAAATCCTCATTTGGATTATTTCATATAATAACAAATCCAAATGAGGATGTAAACCATTTTATAAAATTATCTAAAAAATAATCAGAAAAAATATAAAGAAAGCAATAACACTAATAATGTTATTACGAACTATTTTATTTTGTTCTGTTTTAGATAACGAATCAAATTCTTGATCGTTGTATTCAGGCGGAACAATTTTATGGTGGTTATGATATTCTGAATCATTATATTCTTCCTTTAATTCTGTATCTTCTGGGTTATATTCATTATCGCCGTTATCGTCATCTAGAAGCTCATTAGAATCATTTTCAATTAAATCTGAATTATCCTATTGCTATTCATTGTCTAGTGTTTCTAGCTCTTCTTGCTCATTATTTTTACGCATATTTACCTCTTGTTCTAGATAAATTAAAAGGAGCTATGAGCTCCTTTTTGATATTTATCTTTTCTTGAATAAGAACCCTTCCCTTTCTTTGGTTTCTCGATTCTTTGTTTGAATAATGAATCTGTCACCAAAGCCTTAACCATAGATTCATTAATTTTGCCTTTATTGTGTTTATATTCCATTTCTTATAGTCCTCTCCGAGAAGTTTAAACGTGCCGCAATTATCTACAACCATAATTACGTCTTTTGAATAATCGATTTCTTGGTTTGTTGCATTCTTAATCACTTCTAAACCAAAACGTATCATATAATCTAAAGGGTATTCTTTTTCATAATTAACAAAATAATTATATTTAATGCCATTAGATAACATGCAAATAACTTCAGTTCTAATCATTTTATTCCTCCACTAAAATATATCCATTTCCGTCGATTTTAATTTTATAAGGCGAGTTTAAGTAATCTTCTAATGGAAATTGTTCTTCAAGACCAACCCAGATACCATTACTCATTTGAACACATTTAGACGCGATAGTATATTTTACGCCATCGATAGTTTTAACCGGGATTTCGTCGCCTTTATGTTTTTCCCAAGTAACAAAAGAATTACCTGGCCCATAGATATCATCTTGGGCATCGATAAACATTTCATGGTTTGGGTGACGAATAAATTTTGAGTTACGCATAATAAAAATCCTCATTTGTTGT